CCAGTTCCTGCAGCTGATAATCCGGCTCCACCTGCTCCACCTGCAACTGTGGTATCTGCGCCACCGCCACCGCCTCCAACATAAGTTCCTGCTCCTCCTATACTCGCAATATTTCCACCACCGCCGCTTGTTCCGCTCCCTCCCGGACCAGCCCCTCCCATTGAATATAAATAAGAGTTAGCGCCTACGGAAGTGTTGCCACCACCAGCGCCAGCGCCGAAAGTTCCAATAATTGATCCGCCTCCAGAGCCTGCTTGTCCCCGACCTCCTCCATTTGCGTATAAACCAGAGCAAACTGTTGTGCCTCCTGTATTACCAGTTCCGGTGGTTCCACCTGTTCCACCTGCTCCGATTGTGATTGTTGTGAACGCTGGAACATAGCCTTGAATTATTGCTCCACCGCCACCTCCACCTGCTCCTTGTGAATTTGAGGCAGTTGAGCCACCACCGCCACCACCGCCGCCAACCATTACTATGTACACCTGATTCACCGAGAATGTGAGACCACTCTGACTTGTGGTGTAGGTATTTCGCAAAGTCAATCCTGCTGGCACTGCCACTGGAAGAGTGGTGACTGCGGATGTTGCCGCTGGAATTGTTGTTGAACCCATGATGTCTCCTTATGTGAGAGCGATGCCGGAAATGTGGAATGAAACTGTGATGGCTGATGCGCCACCTGTGATTGTGTTTGTCGCTGCCAAGACTTGCTTCAAGTCGATGAAGGTTGTCGAGTTGGCTGGGATTGCGGTTGTCGTTGCAATGGATGTGTTCGCTCCAGCAGTACCCATTCCAAGAGTGAAAGTGGCTGAGGAAGATGCAGTGTTGACCACTGCGATGTTAGTGACAATGTATGTGTTTGATATTGGCACTGTTGCCAAGACTGTGGTTGTTGTTGTTGTTGCTGCGCCTCTGAAGAAGCTTGATGGTGTCGTTGCCATTGTTTTCCTTTTCCCTAGATTGCTTGCATGATGTTGAGGACTGCGATGTCATCTCCATAGCGAAGACCAGTCGATTGCGCTGGATCTGGGAGAAGATTCTGTGGAATGTTTCCCACTGTTCCATTTCCAATTCCTAAGCGAGCAGGAGTCGAAGATGCCGTTGCAGTGATGATGTCACCTTTGGTTGTGACCAAGGAATTCTGGATGGCAGTGGTTGAAGCATCCGCGATCCATGCGCTTCCGTTGTAATACTCAAGAATCTTGGCATCTGTTCGATAGCTCACCATTCCTTCAGCGAGAACGCCAGAGAGAGCTGTTGTTCTTGCGGCTGCTGTTGCAAATGTCATCACTGCCTGATTCATCAGATATGTGTTGACATTAGCGGCAGTAAGAACTTCACCTGTGGAAAATAGACGATAAGTCATGTGTGACCTTTCTTAGTAGGAGAGCAGTCCATCAGATCCATCGAGAACCCCTGCAAATGTTGAATCCAATATGAAACCTTTGATGATCGGTTCGGCTGTGATCAGTTTCGTATTGAAAGATGATTTGGTCATGTCATGATGAACGCCTTGCACCAGAAGAGTTTTGGTGATGCTTGTGGATCCCGGCATGGTCTTCGTGACTTTGATTGGATTGAAGAGATCGGATGCAAGACCTGCGATGATTCGTGTTTGAGCTGTTGGATCAAAGAGATTCAAGGAAAGTGAAGAGATGCGAACTGTTGCATCTTTGCGAGTTGCAAGAAGCATCTGGGCTTGGTTGAGAGCTTCTGCATCTGTCTGAACAAGAATGTCCTGCCTGAGTCCAGAGTGGTTGAAGTAAGTGGCGATGGATGTTGCATCTGATACTTCCTGAACTGCTCCACCAAGTCGATTCACTGAGACATCATTCAAGACCATGACATCATCATGACTGATTTCAATTCCTTGATATTCAATCGCGCTTGGATCATCCGAATAAATCACTTGTGGATTGGCGGCTTGCTTCGCCAATTTGCTTCTGCTCAAGAAGTAGAAGTTCTGATCATAGCCAGCGAAGAATCCACCAAATTCACTCTTGTCTCCGACAAGTTGCAGAGCATCGAGAAGATTGCGATTGGCAGTTCCCGGATCTGCTTGAACTGTGGAATCTCCAGCATCAATCACTCTTTGCGGAGCAGGCCAGCTTGCAAGATCAAGGAGCTGAGTGATTCTAGTTCCAGTCAAATCGCCAGCAGCAGCGGCAGGAAGAGATGAGAAGACCACATTGTTGATGAGTCTGAATCCATCAGCGCATTGAAGCGTGACTTGTGAAACTGAGTCCAATCCCATTTGAAAGTTCGTGGTGTAAGAGATGATGAAGCCAAAGAAGAGTGGATACCTAACACCCAAATAATCGGCATAAATTTGAATCTTGCGAAGTGGTGTGAGCTTTCCATAATATGCGCCACTTGGGTTGGATGGATTGAAATTGCCTGTGTCATCTTTCAAGATAACTGTTGCAGTTCCAGCCTCGAACTTGTCAAGGATTCGGTTGCGACCTCTGCGGATTGATGCTGAGACTACGAAGGAAGAGATGTCAACTCTGACTCCTGCTTCACCTAGTTGACCTGTGCCAAGCAATCCATTGGTTGCAGAGTCAAGAACGAAGGAAGTGGTGACGGAAGTTGCGCCATCACTGAAATCAATATATGCGCCAAAGATTGGAACGCCTTCGACACCCATCAGACAGATGTTCCACTGAAGGTGACGGCTCGACCTGAGAGAATTCCATTCTGGAGATTCTGCCTGATCGCTTCAGTGAGATCATGTTGAGTTGTGACTGATCCTGCGACATTCACCACCACATTCACCGCCCCACTTGATCCACCACTGGATCCAGTTGCAGTTCCAGATGCTCCTGCAAGGAATCCTGTTGTGGCAAAGCTGGCAGTGCCACCAGATAGCGATTGCGGAGATACTGGATTCATGGAATCTGAAAGAGCCTGAAGAGCATCAGATCCTGCAAGAGTATTTCCCAAATCTAGGGAACGAAGTGATGCGCGATTAGCTGCATCAATAGCGGCTTGGGCATTATTTGTGGGAGTCATTTGTGAAGGAAAGGCTCCCCCGTAACCAGAGCCAGAACCATTGGATCCAGAGGAAGAGGATCCAGATCCAGCGAATGGAACGAAAGTTCCACCCACATAAGTTCCTTCTGCCCCAGAAGTGCCAGATCCACCGCCGGGAGTTGTTCCACCTTTGCCTTGAATTTTTACTGCATCAAGATATGCGTTCAAGTCAGAGAGAGCATTCTGCCAACCTTTGGCGGCAGTATCGCCCGGATCTTTCAACTTGGTCAGATCAAAGATGGTTCCCTTGGTTACTTGGTCAGCATAAGCAATGACTTGATCTTTGGAAAGATTCCAAGTTTTCCTGAGCTTTTCAATCTCATCAGTGCTGAGCTTCTGATCCTTCAGAGCTTCTGCAAAGTCCCGATATTTGGTTGCTTCATCCTTGGTCATTCCCCAAGATTCATATAGTGCAATGACGGCATCTTTATTTGCTGGAGTCGAGTTAGCGCCAACGATCTTGGCAATATAGGCTTCCACTTGCTCTTTAGTTTCGCCCCACTTGCTCGCCAGAACTGCGATCTCTGTTGAGGAAATCTTGCCATCTGCGAAGACTGCAAGGATGTCTGCGTACTTTTGAGCAGCATCGGCGGCTGCTTGATGAGCAATTGACAATTGACGAATCTTCTCAAGTTTCTCTTGTTCAAGGATGTTTCCTTGTTTGACCAGCAGAAGTCTTGCCGCTTCCAATTCAACTGGATCAGTCTCGGACTTGACAGTCACGCCCATCTTCTTGAGAGCGAGAAGTGCCTTCTCTGTTGCCAGCTTCTTGGCATTAGCAGCGGCTTCAGCAGCGGCGCTTTTCTTATCAAGTGCCGCTTGAATCGCCTTTTGTCTGGCAATCTCGGCATCAATCTTGGATTGCTCTTCTGTTTTTTTCGTCAGAGTGGTGGCTGCGGAAATAGAATCATGATAAGAATCTTTGACCTTGTTCATCGCTGAATCATCAACTGGCTTTGGTGGAGCAAATTCTGGATGGTTTTTGTAATATGCCGCCAACTTTGAAGAATTGATGATTCCAACACCAGTCGCATCAGCCATCTTGAGAGCTGCTTCATTTGCATCATTGCCAGCTTGAACCCAAGCAGTACCAATTCCCAAGACTGCGATTGCAGCAAGTCCAGCAGCAAGTGAAGCTCCACCAGTGGCGAGCGCTTCAAAGACTGCCGCTGTTTCCGCTGCTTTTCTGATGAAATTGAAAGCGGCAACCACTTTTCCAAGAGCTGAGACGAATGCAAAGACTTTCCCATAAGCCCAGAGAGCAGCCATGATCACGCCAAGTTCTTTGATGGCTCCCATGTGCTTGCCAATCCACGCGCCAAATTTGGCGGCGGCAACAACTACATGACCAAGGAAAGTGGCAACCTTTTGAAGTGATGCGGCAAGTTTCTCTTTGTTGGCTTCAATCCATTCTTGCAACTTTGGCAAGACATTATTGACGATGATATTGAGGAATCGTTCAAGAACTGGAAGAAGAGCTTCGCCCAAAGATTTCTTGGCTTCTTCAAATCCTAATTTGACTCGCTCCATGCGACCAGCGAAAGTGTCGGCTGCAACTGCGGCAGCACCACCAACGCTGGATGAGAGTTCGCGCATTGCGCCATTGAAATCTTTGGAGTCAATGATTGACTGGGAAAGTGGGATCGCCAACTTCTTGAGTGCTGTGAAATTTCCCAAATAGGCTTTGGAAAGTGCAATCGAGACCTGACCCAAATCCTTATGTCTTGCGGCGCTGATGTCCAATGCAACTTGCTGGATCTGCTCAGCCTTTGTGACATTATGAGTTGCAGTGACTAATGCTCCCAGAGATGGTCGAAGCTCTTCATCTGTGATGCCGAGTCTGAGTTCAGTGGATTTGATATAAGCCTTGGTTGCTTCAATCGCTTCCTTGTTTGCCCCAGTTGTATTCTTCAAAGTGTTGGCAAGAATGGCTTGAGACTTCTGATCAGCTATTGCAGCCTTTAGCGAATCAACACCAATCTTGATGGCGAATGCGCCAGCGGCAGCGCCAGCCAGCATGAATGACTTCTTGACATTGGAAGCAAAGTCTGAGAAATGCTTGTTGGAATTTTGAAGATCCCTAGCGGCAGCCTTCGTTCCCTTATCGGAATACTCGGAGACGATTCGAGCGACAACTGCACCTTTGCTCATTTATCTTCTCCGTTTTCTAATTCTTGTTTGAATCAAGAGCCTGTTGCAACTCTCGCTTTGCTTGTTCTAAGGCAAGAGCAATCCGAACTTCAAAGGCTGCCTTGTTTCTGTCAACTGCCTTCCAGACCACGCGAGATGCCTTGCCGAATCTTTCAAGATTTGTTTTGAACTGTCTGCCACTGGCGCTTGTCTCTTTGCCCTTGGCTCTTCCTGCAATTTCAAGGATCGCACCTGCGCGATCTGTGTTGAGCAGAGCGCCAGCGCTTGTGGTGTAATCGCCTCGCACCTTGCCCTGCGCTCTTGATTTCTTGATGCCAGCTTTGATTGTTTCAGAATTATATGCTGGAAACTTTTTGCCTTCTGAGGATTGCTCACCCGGCTTGGAAGAAGCCTTGCTTGACCAATTCCTCATGGGAACTGCTGGCACATATCCAATGGCTTCAACCTTGGCTTCTTCCAGAGTCGAATTCACGATCTTATTGAATCGCCGCGCCGCTGCCTTGTCGAACTTCTTCAAGTCTGCAATTGTTTCATGAAGTCCGAGCAAGACAACTGGCATGATCACTCCCTTGATTTGTTTCGTTGCTCCAAGTAAGCAGTGATTGCTTCAAGGATTCCATCTGGCGCATCAAGTAATTCATTTGGACTGATTCCTAGCTCCACCGAGAGAACTGCGATTGTGTATGTTAGAGAGTCCCGGTGGATTCTGAGGAAGGGTCTGAGACCAGCTCAACTGATTTGATGGTGTCAAGGAACTCTCCGCCAAATGGCTTCACGATGATGCCATTGGATTGAAGAGATTTCCAGCCTAGGTAATAGATATGCTCCAGCTTCTGTTCATCACCCAAGAGCTTTGCCAATCCCTTGCCGAACTTCTGTTCAAAGTCCACAATGATTCTTGGGCGAAGTGAGAACTGATGCTCTGTGCCATCTGCCATCACTGTTTTGATTGAGAGTCCATCCATGATTTTTCCCCTTTGTTAGTTATTGTTTATGAGAAGGCTTTTGTGATTGTTCCTGAAATTGGCCATGTCACTGAGGCAGTGGCTAACTGTCCAACGCCACCTTTCAATGGAGTCCAATCCGAAACCAAAGCCGAGACGGTGTATTTCGGATTGGTTGTTGTTGCCGATCCTGCCACTGGTTGAATGATGACTGTTGTCAGTGTTCCAAGCAGTGGATAGATCGTTGATTCAACTGAGGAAGCACCGTAATCCTGCGTAAAGTCCAGAGTTATCTGATTATCTGCGAGCCCGGCAATCCTAGTCTTCGAAGTGTTCCCGAATGTTGTGGTTTCGATAATATCGTACTTGGTCTCAAGTGTGATGTTAGTGATCGAAGTTGAGAGATCAGTTCCAGCGATGGAGACTGATGCATTGGTGAGAACGAGTTTAGCCATGTTATGCGACCGCCTTTGTTATTGTGCCAGTGATAGGAAAAGTCACCGATGCCGTTGCTAACTGTCCAACGCCAGCTTTCAGCGGAGTCCAGTCCACGATGACCGCAGAGAATGTGTATGTGGGATTGGTTGCGCTGACTACTGCGGAA